GGGCGAAAACTGCTTATGATGTTCCATTGCAAGAGCTGAGGGATCGACACCTCGACAAGGTTAAGTCCGGGATGTTTACCGACAGATCGACGGAACGTGCGCAAGAGTTGGCTGAGCAAGGTTCGCAGAAAAAGCCTCGCGTCGAGTCTCAGGAGTTTCTTGCCTTAGCGGCGAATATAGCCATCCATGAAAACGCTTTAAGGGCTACTGTGGAATATGGTGATATCGACAGGGCTCACGCAGTCCCAGAGATTGACAAGTTCAAGTATTTTGCTTTGACTGACTCAGGAGCCTCAAAGGAAGAAGCAAGGGCCGAGTCTATTGGGACCGGCAAGGTTGCTCTGTCATACGGTGAAGATGTGCCAACTTACCTCCATGAGTACGCCCACCAGATAGAGTTTAACTCCCGAGAAGCTAGGGAGACCGCGCGTAACTTTTTGATGGAAAGGGTTTCTGGGGATAGGTTTGAAACGCTATCGACTGTTTTCGATAACGCTGGCTATGGTCCTGAAGAGCGCGGCGCGGATGATAATTTCGCAGCCGCATTTAAGGCGGTCGGATACAATAAAACAGACGGCAGCTATAGCGACCCAGCGCGGAGGGCTTACTACGCTGGCAAGTATTACAAGGACGGATTTACAGAGACGCTTTCGATGGGGATTGAGCTGTTCCACAAGAACCCTGCGGAGTTTGCCCACGCTGACCCTGAGTGGTTTGATTTGGTAACTGGAGTTCTGACTGGGCGACTGCTCCCGAAAACTCAAGAGAGGATTAAGGCGCGAAAATGAAAGCCGTAGTTAAATACAAAAAAATGAGGTTCACGGTCACAACTAAAGGCGGTCTCAAGGTCACAGGCCCAAAGGGGTTTGATACCGCGCCTCTGGTTGAATACCTCCAGACCGCCTATCGGATGGACTACAGCCCGGCGCTAGGATTCCCGGTTGGGTTCTACGCGGAACGGTTAGCCGCGCTCCTAGATGGCGAGGTGGCTAGTGTTGAATTAGGAGAGGAACCGGAAGGGATGATATACTAGGGCCATGCCAGACGACCCCAACAGACTAGACAACGAGGCCAAACTCCAGACGGTGATCATGGCGCTCCTGCTCGACCTTGAGCAAGCGGCGCTCTCCCGGCTCGGGGATAGGCCGATGATGGACGACCTGCCGCAGTGGTTCTACGCGCAAGCCAAGCAGATGATTAAGGTCGAGGTGGCGCCTATCCTCAAGGATGTAGCCTTTGACGCGGCAATCCGAACGGGCGATGAGCTGGGCTGGGACTTGAACGCTATCGGGATCGCCTCAGAGATTAACCGGAGGATTGATAACCAGTCTACGCTCTTGGCTGAGTCGATTCTCACGAAGCTCCAAAAGCAAGTAGGCGACCGGGTGCGGCAGGTCCGCGCGGGTGAGCTGGCGCTGGGCGCTTATCTGTACATGCTCTGGGGCGAGAAGTTCCCGGAGTCGGTGAGCATTACCGAGACCACGCGGGCTATCTCAGCGGGTGAGAACGCGACCACGAGAGAGCTGGAGCGAGAGATTGCTCAGCGGCGCCGCGAGGTGCTAGGTGGTGACGGAGTGGCTGAGGGATATGAGCCGGATGATTCCGAGACGGTAGGCGGGACCAAGCCGGGTGAATCAGCAGCGCCGAAGCCTAGCGAGACGGGTACGCCAAGTAGACCACGTAGGCCGATGGCGGATCTCAAGCTGCTCAAGGTGTGGCATACTCAGCGGGATGAAAAGGTCTGCAAGATCTGCGGGCCACTCGAAGGAAAGAACCAACGATTCTGGGAGGATAAATTCCCTAACGGCCCTCCGGGACACAATAATTGCCGCTGTTTTCTAACCTACCAAGTAATAGGGACCGGGCTTTGAGCTGGACTCCTGAGCGGCGCAAGGCTGCGAGCGAACGCGCGAAAACCCACCGACCTTGGGAGCAGCGTAAACCTCCGGCCAAATGTGGAAAGTGTGGCGGTAGGTCTATCGTGCGCCGTAGTGGTCTGGTGGGTTATCGCTACTGCGAGGACTGCGGCAAGGGAGAGAAGACTTAGCTCCGGGCCAGTTCCGCAACTTCGATTCGCAGGCTGTAGGCGAGTTCCTCTATCGTGGACTCGCGGGCCTGAATCATCTTTATCTCGCCAGCCGGTATCTCGAAGATTAGCTCGGCGTAGTACCAGTGGTAGCATCTCCAGAGGCGGAGTTCGCCGTATTCGAGTAGGTCTTGTAGTTCGTTCATGTGGAGCCTTGTTCCTTTTTTCTTGCAAGTCGTCGCCGGTGTTTGTTGTCCATTTGCTCTACTAGCCTGCCGTGAGCCTGAAAGGTCGCGACCATCTGGCTAGTAGTGGAGCCGGATATCCGCGAGGCTCTAACATCGTCGCTCCACCCTGCCCTAATCTGTTCGAGCGCCTCCATTGCTTCAGGGGAAAGCTCTAAGCCGATTCCTTTTGGTGGGTGTTGCTGTAGCGTGAGAAATTCCATTTGATTCGCCTCAGTTGGTTGGTGAAAAGAAAAAGCCCTTTAACGCGGGGCCAGCGGCTAGTTCGGCGTCCTTTTGTTTATGAGGAGTCAGGACGGTTTGCCAGCTTGCGAGGGTTACGCGCCACCACTCGCTAGGCGCTATGAAGTCTCGATATCCTATTAGAAGGGGTAAGCGGTATCTTCCTGCTTGCGAGCGCGAGTCTCTCCCGCATCGACGGCCTCCAGCATGGCGCGGGCCTGCTCGACCTGAGCCATCATCTGGGCCAGTTGCATGACCTCGTTGAGAAGCTCGGTGGGCCTGCGGTTGTGCGGTAGGCCGTAGTTCTCGATCTCAGCGATGGAGCGCTCGGCTAGGTCGCGGATACCTTCGAGGTTAAACTTGAGCCGGAATCCGAGTAGGCTCTTGAGGGCCTCCTCAGCTTCCTTCTCAATCTGCTCAGCGGTCTTGATCTCGCGGGTCCGTTCGTAGAGTCCTTTGGGGTAGTTCATTAGTGTTTCTCCGGGGTTGTGGTAATTGACTCGTAGACTTGCCGACCGTGATAGGGGTTGTGATTTACTAGCTTCCACTCCCAGCCATCGGGCGGCATTTGGCCGGGTAGTGTTGCGCAGTAGTAACTTGAATCAAAAGCAAAAACGTGAATCCTGACGTAGCGGGTAGGTTGGTAGCGGTGTTCTCTAATGCTTTCGACATCCGACCAGACTGACCACGCAATAGCTTCGGCGGCTGACTTTGTGCGTTTGGCTGTCATTTGCGGGCATCCTAAGCGTAGGCGGTGAAGCTCTGAGGTGTGCCGTCCCAAAGGCGGGCGCTCTCGTAGCTTTCGATAGTGACCCACTCGCCACGTAGCGAGCGGCGGAATTGCTTGCCGGTGGCAGTCTCACCGGGGATAACCTTACCCCGCATGTTGCCATCTTCCGTGATGATGGTGGAGAGCTTCTCAAGGGTCACGGTCTTGGCGGTCTTGCGAACCACGCGGTAGAAACAGACGTTGGTTTGTTCGTAGCCCCACTGGCTGGTAAAGATGGTTCCGACTTCGATGGTGGCTTGGTCGTTCATTTGGGTTCTCCGGTTAGTTGCTGAGATATGACTGCTTAAAATTGTTTCTGATTACCGACTCTGCCCGCTCGACCATTTGGAGCAGTTCGGAAACTGACCACTCAACAGCGGTGACAGTTTTGTAGTGGGCTACGCATGGCTCGCATTTTGCAAGGCTTCGCAATCGCCTTACGAGTTTCTTGCGGTTTTCCATTGTGTCATCCATCTGCCAGTATCCGGTTAGTGGTGAGTTGGTTACAGAGGGTTATTCGCTAGTCTCGATATCCTATTGGCAGGATTCAGAAAAATTCTCGATTAGTTTCTTGAGCTGCCTGATTTGCTTGCGGGCTGACTGGCGCTCCTCTGCTTCGTCAGAGTCGAGCATCTCGCTCTGGCAGGTTCCGCCCTCTAGGAACAGGCTGAGAACGTGGCGGGCCTCGCTGACAAGCTGGGAATCCTCCATAGCCTCTAGTTTGATTCCGTCATCATGGCAGACGTTTTCAAGGGTGTTCGATAGCTCGGTGATGCGGTTGGCGGCGAGGATTAGTTTCGGGGTAGCCATTTCATTTTCTCCTAGTTGGTAAACTGAACAGGTAACAAGAGAGTATTCGCTAAGCACGTTAGCCTATTGGAAAGATTCCAAAAAATTCTTGGTTGCCTCGTCAGTGACCGGGAACCGCCCGGCCAGACCCCCGCAGGGGTTTCGGCTTACTCCGCGATATTTAAGACTCGCTCTTGTCCGAGGTCGAGCTTGAATCGCAGGGATACCCGGTATTCATTCTCGTAGGTCGGGACTCCCGGCTTGTATGGCTGAAGTACAGACTTCGGAAAGTAGCACTCGTAACCGTTATCAATGTTCTGGACTTTTACGGCCCGCTGGGTTTCGCCTACAACCTTCACGATAGCAGCATCAAAAGCCCGCTCGTGAATAACCAGTGTTTGCCCGATAGTCATTTTTGATTCTCCGTTAGTGGTCTCAACTCGTCCCATTGTATGAGTGAGTATTCGCGTCCTGCAATAGGATATCGGAAGTAAATTGACAGAAAATTCAGGCTTTTCCTAAGTCCTTGAGCCACTAGGACTTACGGCGGGCTAATCAATGTTAGAAACGGTATTTGCCGCATTTCCAGTAAATAGGATATCCTGCCACCATGAGAAAACGTCTCGGAACGATCTACAAATTCGCCGGTTCCCCTGCATTAGCTGGGGCCGGTCGCATTACGAACGTAGACACCGCGCGAAGGACAGCCTCGGCGGTTATCTCGACTCCTGCGCCGGATCGGGTGCGCGACTCGCTCAATCCGCTGGGCTGCTCACTAGATGAGTACCAGACTAACCCGGTGGTATTTTGGGAACACGGCAAGGTATTAACCAAGCCAATCGGCACGAGCCAAGACCCCAACACCGGCAGGCTCTCGGTTCAAAAGACACAATCCAACGTAGTCGCTACTTGCTGGTTTACGGATAAGTTTCTCGAAGCTGAGCAGATTTTCGAGCTGGTAGCCGAGGGGACGGTTCGGGCTACATCGGTTCGCTTTACGCCGGTGACTCAGCCGGTGGTCAGAAAGTCAGATACCTACTTTGAGGAATGGATGCTCCTCGAATGGAGCTGGGTTGGTATCGGGTGCAATCCCGAGGCCATCGCGGCAACGGTTGCCAAGGGGCAGCTCGCGGGACGGCAGATTGTGCCGAGTATCGCGAAGAGTTTGGAACTGTATTTACCTAATCGCAAGATTCAAGTACCGGGGTTCAAGGCAATGGAATACGAAGAGATGGAAGACGAAATGCCTCAAGATGAAGGCATGACCACAGAGGACGCCCCGAAAGAGGAAGAGGACCGAGCCGAAGAGATGCCAGCCAAGGGCTACGGCGCTCAGCTTATGGAAGCGGCCTATAAGGCTGTCTCTGAGCTATACGGCAATATGGAACAAGGGATGGGGCCGCTGGAGAATCCAACGGTCAAAGAGGCCATGACGGCGATCATGGAGAACCTCGGACAGATCAAGCTGGCGATGGAAGGCGCTTACTCCGAGAACTACAAGGCGAAGCTCGGTGAGGTGTGTGAGTCGTGCGGGCAGGAACAGGACGAGGAGGCGATGCTCAAATCGTTTCTCTCTCTTGGCGCTACCCAGCGGTTTGAGTTGATGGGCGTGGCGGATCGACTGAAGAGCGTTTCTTCGAGTCGCAATCTGACAAAGTTCCAGCGCGACAATCTGCGGGAATCCGCTCGGACTCTGGATCGGCTGTTCTCTAAGGCGAAAGAGCAGCGGACACAGAAGCCGAAGGAGACCCCGGAAGTTGCAAAGCAGCTCTCTGAAATGTTTGGAGAGATGAAGGACTTAATCGGAACGCTCAAAAGCGCGGTTCCGGCTCGTAAGTGATTTTTCACAAGGGAATAGGATATGAGTGATATCGATCTGAAAAACAGCATCGACGAAATCCGCAAGGAGTTTGGTTCCTTGCGTGAAGTGTTCAAGGGTTTGAACCAGCCCGCGCCACGGTATACCGAGGACGCTGAAGGTGGTTCAGTTTCGTACTTCGAGGAATCGAATGAGTACGTTGCTTTCGACTTGGAGAAGGCTCGCGCTGAGCGGGAAGCCGGTCAGAAGTGCAAGAGCTTGAAACTGCCCAAGGGCTACAAGCACGGAGTCTTCAAGGGCTTCGGTGACTTCCTCAAGAGCGGTTATCAATCCGGTGGTACTGGCGAATGGCGCTCGAAGGTCAACAACGTCTACGAGAAGGCTATCCAAGGGATGGGCGTTCAGGTAGGCGAAGACGGCGGGTTCCTCGTGATGCCAGAATTTGCTTCCGGGATTCTGGAGCGAGTCTACAGCAATAACCTGTTTGCTCAGACGGACAATTACACCGTATCGGGCAACACCATGACCTTTAACCGCAATGCGGAAACCAGCCGGGCCAATGGCTCGCGGCATGGTGGCTTGCGTGGTTACTGGGGTGCGGAAGGTGGCTCGCTGACCTCCAGCTCTCCGAAGATTCGGCAAACCGTTCTGAACCTGAAGAAACTTCACGTTCTGGTTTACCTGACACAAGAGCTGATCGACGACGCCGGTACTGCAATCGAGCAGTACGTTACCCGCAAGGCCGCTGAAGAGTTCAACTTCATGCTGGGTGATGCGGTGTTCAACGGTACTGGTGTTGGTCAGCCTTTAGGTATCCTGAGCGCTCCTGCTCTGGTCTCGGTTGCCAAGGAAGCCGGGCAAGCGGCGGATACGATTGTTGCCGCGAATATCGACAAGATGTTTGCTCGCAAGATCGCCGGTGGAAACTACTCTTGGTATCACAATCAAGACTGCGGCGCTCAACTCGACAACCTCGCGCAGGATGTTGGTACGGGCGGCATGGCTCTGTATCGTCCGGCTAACGGAATCGCTGGCGCTGCTCCTCAGACTCTCAAGGGTCTGGGCCGCGCAGAGACCGAGTTCAACTCGACTCTGGGTGATCAGGGTGACTTGATTCTTGCCGACCTCTCGAAGGTGCTGAGCATCTCCAAGGGTGGCATTTCTCAACAGGCCTCGATGCACGTTGCCTTCTTGACTGACCAAATGGCTATCAAGTTTACGATGCGCTGCGATGCTCGCCCTTGGGAAGATACACCGCTGACTCCGTACAAGGGCAGCGCGACCCAATCGGCATTTGTTACTCTCGACGCTCGCGCCTAATTCACGAAAGGAATTAACATGAACGCAAGTTTCTTTGGAATGGGATGCGATTTAATCCCGGATCTGATTAACCAAGACGCCAACAGCGATCTGACTGGCGACTGGGTGAATCTTGAGAATTACGAGCGGGCTTACCTGCTCCTCATCAAGCCAGCCGGAACGGCAGGTGATGATCTCTCGATTGTCATCAACCAAGCTACCGACAACGCGGGAACCGGCTCAAAGGCCGTGACTTTCCAGCGAGTTTGGTACAAGGTCGGAACCATGACCGCGCAGAATACTTGGACCTACGTTGACTTGGGCTCAACCGGCTCGGCTGACTTGGACCTCGTGAGCGTGGGTGGTACTGATATCGCTTCGGACACGAGCGCCGCTGTGGTGCTGGTTGAAGTGATGGCCGATTCTCTGGATGTGAACGCCGGTTTCAAGTTCGTCCAATCTTCCTATGAAGGTGACGACGTTGGAAACG